TTTACTTTGGCTCTAGAGGTATTGAGAAGGTTATGAAAACTATGAAACGTGATTAAAGTGTTTTTAAATAAAGACCTATATACTTAAAAAATTAGAAGGATATAACGCAGGTTTTATGTAGGGTTTTTCCTGCGTCCTTCTCTTCACTATGGCAAAGAAAAAGAAACGTACTATAAAGCAATGGAAGACGAAAATAGACCCTGTCTTTCACGAGTACGTACGCCGTAAAGAGGTAGACAATCACACAGGCTTAGGTAAGTGTGTTACCTGTAATAAAACATTTCATTTTTCAGAGCTAGATTCAGGCCACTTTATGGGTAGACAACATCTATCTACTAGATGGGACGAAAGGAATGTACACATACAGTGTAGAAAAGACAACCGCTTTTTATATGGCTTACAATACGAATACAGTTTATTCTTAGGCCCTGAGTTATCTGACGAATTATTACAACTATCTAGGCAACCTATGAAGAGAATGGAGTTTGAATATCAAGAACTCTTCGATTTATATAAGGCTAAATTACAGGAGCTCAAAGACTTACAGAGCTTTTAATATACTTTAACATAATTTTAACATTTTATATTTGGCATATACGCTTCTTTTGTGTATGTTTGCATTGTGCTCATTTAATTATGGGCTATAAAAACGGCTTTTTAGATAAAGTCAACGGAAACCCTGTATCATATAGCTATCAATAACAACACCCACTAAAAACAACACCCACTAAAAGCAATACCCACTAAAATATAAACCTTAAAGTAAATTAATTATGCAAGAAAAGAAACCACTAGAAAGAGTAACTATAAAAGAAGGTAAGACTTTGGATATAGAAATCAAAAGAAGTAAATTACTAAGAAGTATGACTCCTGTAAAATTCGTTAGTAGTGTAGTAGAAGTATCTAAAAATAAGGCTTTTCTAAAAGGCTATCAATTAAAGAGACTAAATGCAATACTTACTAAGTCATTAGATGGTTTCCCTGCGGACTTAAAAGACTATGAAGCTATTATAGAAATGCAAGCAACAATCAAAGCTTATATAGTTAGCAATAATATGAACGCAGGTGCTAGAATAAGCAGGATAAGAAGATTACCCTTAACTAGATTAAGAACTAACACTAAAGACTAGAACTATGTGGACTATAAAAGAACGTAAAGCGTATAATGACGCAAAAGAAAAGGAGGTACAAGACAAGAAAAAAGCTAAGTCTATAAATAGGGTTAATTCCGAAATATCTATTAAGGAGTCAATAAGTAAAATAAGCACAAGTTTACAAACACCTAAACAGAGAGAAATGCTACACGCTATATTGAAAGTAGCCAATAAAGGATATGATGCTAGGTTTATAGACTCCTGTATAAAAAGAAAAACCCTAAGCAACTCTCAAAGACTTATACTAAATAAAATATACACTAAATACAAAAACCTAATATAATGAATAAACTAACACTTACACAATTACAAGACAGAGCAGACAATAAGCTAGAGGCTAAGATATTCTTTGCAACCAAGAAACTACAAGAATATAAGATGGTACAAGACGGTATACTAGACTATGGAGTATCTCAAGAAACTATCTGTAATATGATTGATAGCCAAGAGAAGGAGCTACAGGTATTGCATTATATTAACCACCGCTTAACGTTTAATGATTAATATATGAAGCCTAAAGACCATTGCCCAAAACATAAGAGAGCTTTTACTATATATTATAGACATACAGGGGAGCTAATATGTTCTAAATGTAAAGAAATACTAATTAAAGCAAAAAAGATTAAAAAAACTTTGCCCTCTAAGTAACTGCGTTCTAGTAAGTTATAAATTATTTTGAAATTATTTTAAAAAAAGTTGTAAAAAAGTTTGGTAGAAACAAAGAAAGGGTTGTATCTTTGTACCAAGCAATAACGCTTATAACATTAAAACAAAATATTATGACAACTTTAAAAACAATCACATTAGGAAACGTAGAATTAAGACTAGACCAAATATCTTCTATAAAAGACAATAAAGTACTAGGGTATATGGTAAGTAAATTTGAGGACGGATTAAGATACTACTTAAGCTCCCCTAACACAATAGAAGAAACAGAAGAGCATTTAGATTTCTATACTAATCTATACAACTAAAAATAACGGGGGTGTAAAAGCCCCCAAAAAAATAAATTAAAAAAACCTTGTATAAACTAAAAAGAGTTTGTACCTTTACAAAAAACAAATTAAACCCTTAAAAACAAAACATTATGACTTACGAACTTACAACTAAATTCATCGCAACTTTAACAGACCAATTACAAAACACATTTATGCCTAAACAAGTTGCCTTGTTAGTACAAAAAGAAATAGACAGATTAGAATTATTATTACAAATCGCATAACTAAAAATTAACAATTAAATTTAAAACTATGAACAAGAGAAAACAAGTAAAAGTAAGAAAGACATTAAGAACTATTAACAAGACAATAACCAATTTAGGAGCAGGTGCAGGTCACGCTCTAAGAAACTAAAAATAAATTAAACCCTTAAAACTAAAATTATGAAAAAAGTACTAATTACAATCGCAGCAGTATTAACATTAATGAGCTGTTCAAAAGAAGAAATGACTGAGACACAAGACCTAAGCTTTAGCGTAATGCCTATCTTTGTAGGAGAGTATGCAAACAATGAAACCTTAATTAATGGAGAGGTATCTGACACTTGTAACAAGACTTGGAGTTTTGCTAGTACATCAGTAAATATTACAGATTGCGATAGTGGCTCTTGGACTTCAGGTTACACCTTTGACAATGAAACGTTATTTATTGCACAATACACAAATACTGAGATAGTATTAATTGAGTATCATTACACAGAAGACGCAGACGGGAACTTAACACTTACACTACTTACAGGAGACTTTGAAATAACTTATAAATTAACACGCTAAAAACTTGCACAGTATATAAATTTTACGTATATTTGCATAAATAATTAAACCCTTAAATACATAAATATGATTGACAAATTAGTAAAGATTCAAAACGAGCTTAAAGCGCCTAAGAGCCAATACAACTCTTTTGGTAAGTATAGCTACAGAAACGCAGAAGATATATTTGAAGCTGCTAAACCCTTAGCTTTTCAACACGGGCTGTTCCTTAGCATATCTGACGAAGTAATTGAAGTAGGTGGCGCTCTATTTGTAGAGTCAACAGCATCTATAACAGACGGAGAAAATACATTCTCAGTAAAAGCTCAGGCGGGTCTAGATTTAAACCGCAAAGGAATGGACAAGGCTCAGGCAAGTGGAGCTTCTAGCTCATATGCACGTAAATACGCTCTAGGAGGTTTATTCTTATTAGATGACACCAAAGACGCTGACGCAACTAACACGCACGGTAAGGGGCCACAGAAGGCTGTATCTGCTCCTGTAGCTAAACCTCAATTAAAGATTAACTCAGAGGCATACTTAAAAGCTATACAAGCTGTAACTAATAAGCAAGTAACTATTGCACAAGTAAAGGCTAAATATGACTTAGATACAGTAGTATTAGGTAGTCTTTTAAAAGCTAGTAAATCAGAGTAAAAATAAATCAAAAAAAGCTTGCATATATTAAATAAAAGTTGTATGTTTGCACAAAGATAATAAACTATGAGTAGAACGCAGTACTATAGAGATTGGAGAGCTAAAAACAGAGATAAAGTCTTAGCAAATAAACGAAAAGCATATCTCAAGGCCTCTAAAGGATATGTCGTGTACACTCATACGTCGAAGGACGGTAAACTTTATGTAGGAATGGGTAACGGTAAAAGACCTAATTCTTTCGCAAACAGGCTAAAACACCATAAGGCAGTATTTACAAAGAAAGATACTACAATAAGAGTACTAGCTAAGATGGAAACTAAACAAGAAGCGAGAGAGTTAGAAGAGCTTATTATTGAAACTATAGGACTACAAAACTTAATTAATATTATAAAATAACCCTTAAAACTAAAAATTATGTCAAGTATTATTTCAGTAGGAATTAACAAAAGTAAAATTCAATTCAACGAGCAAGGATGGGCAAATGTCACTATCTTTGTAAATGACGAAACCAACGCATACGGGCAAAATGCCTCAGCAGCTATGGAGCAATCTAAAGAGCAAAGAGAAGCTAAAGAAGCTAAGGCCTATATCGGTAACGGTAAAGTAGTTTGGACAGATGGAAACATCCAAGCGGCTGACAGAGTAGAGAAGCAAACAGAAGCTTCTGAGCAATCTTTAGCAGGTAGAGAAACACCTGATTTACCATTCTAGTATTATAGTGGGGAGGTGTAAAAGCCTCCCTTTATTTTTTTATAGTACTAACCAATTAAACCCCTAAGAATGTTAACAGATTTCAAAATACTTAAAGAAAAGTTATATGATGTAAAGTATGACAGAATTGAGCAAGGCTTAGGTTTAGATATAGACGAAGTAGACCAATACTTAAGATACAAAAAAGGAGCTTTCAACATTTGCGTAGGACACGCCAACACAGGAAAGACTACAGTGATATTGTACTTACAAATGGCCTACTCTTTAAAGCACGACCTAAAATGGTTAATCTTTAGTTCTGAGAATAGTGATTACAGCATAGCTAGAAAACTATTAGAATTTAAAACAGGTACACCAATACAGAAGATACCTGACTCTCAAATTGAGACTGAGATGGAATGGATTAACGACCACTTCAAACTAGTGAAAGTAGATAAACTCTATAGCGCCCGTAGCCTAATGGCAGAAGCTAAACAAATATTAGATGTTTGGCATTACGATGGTTTACTTATAGACCCTTATAACTCACTAATTAAAGACCCTGCGTTACTTAAGTCAGTAGGAGGGCACGAATACGATTATCAAGTAGCAAGCGAAATGAGATTGTTTTGTAAAAATAACAATGTAACAATTTGGCTAAACGCTCACGCTGTTACTGAGGCCCTAAGACGTAAGCATACTAACGACCACGAATTTGCAGGATT